GGGTGGAAGATAAAAAAGCAAACGATCCATCTCAGGATCATACTCTTCCATCCTGTGAACAATCTGGTAGTTCATAAATTCCTGAACACGTTGCGCTTGAGACTGAACCTCTGGCGTTGCTGCGCCTACAACTTGTGTTCTTACAGGGCCTGAACTGGGAAGCAGTTCTTTGTATGCTTGTGCCTGAAACTGTGTTACCGCCTCTGCGATAACTGGATGCGTTACACCGCTCGAACCTCTAAAAGGCTCTTCTCTCTCTTCGTACCTAATACCTAAAAGACTTAAACCATCAGTGTAAGCGTCTTCCCATTCTTGCCGGCTGCTTTTGTCATCTTCGTAATATCCCAACAACTCAGAAGAGATATCCATAAGGAAACGCTCATCAATAACTTCCGCGAGGTTTGCGTCAGGATCTGATTGCATTTCCTCACTAACAAGGTTTTCAATCTCGCCAATAAGGACTGACCCATCTTCCTCTTCAACCAAATCTCCTACAACACCAAGGTCTAGTTGTTCGTCATCGTCAATTAAAACGTCTTGACCCTCTGCAAGAGGCATACCAGAAGCTGGCATTGCGTCAGAAATAAGTGAGGTAGGTTCTCTGGCCATAATTAGTTCCTTATTTTCTCAGGTTTTGGTCTAGGGGCCACTGCTTTTTCATAATAAATTATAATTTGTTTTTGTTGTTCTATATATCGCTTAATTTCAGCCATGTTTAAAGCTAAAGTTTCATAGTCTCTAACGCTCATGGCATAAAACAAAAAAGTTCCGTTTTGTTTAGTGTAGCGTTTTTTAAAGTCGTTAAAGTTCTGATCCGTTACAACAAACCAAGTGATATCGTTTAAATCAAGTTCACGAGGCCGATTTTGCGTTGGAATAACGCGATCAACCTCAACTCGCTTAACCTCTATACGCTTTAACTTATCCCAGCTACAACTACTCAGTAGCAGGGACAGTAGTAATGCGCTTAAAACTGTCAAATAACTTTTTTGTTCCACGGTTTATCTTCTGTTCTACCAATTTTGGTTTCTGCTGACTTAATCGACTAAGATTGTGCTTTCTCAACTTCCCAATAAGCTTATTTTTATAGGTTTCCGCATTTTGCAATTTATTCCCTAAATCTTTATTAAGCTTTTTGTACTTATCTGCATCTTCCACCAACGTCTTAATAGTACTGTCCTGCTCCGCTTTGGCTTGCTCTAGCTTAACTGTGTTCTCTGTTAGTATTTTAATCCGGTCTTGCGTGTCCTTGTAATAATAGTACCCACCATAACCGACACTTCCAACCAAGCCGATAACAAAAATAAATATGTATATCTTTATCATCATTTATTTTTTAGCACTCATGTATGCAGTCATCCCCATGAACGCTCCGACAACGCCAGCCTGTCCGATATAGAATAACCCAAAAAGATCCGACAAAGCTTTTATTCGAGCGTCTGGAAAAATAGGAAGAAATACAGCAAGGGTAAAAACAATCATGCTAACCATGGCTGTCCACGCCATATGACGTTGAGCATCCATTTTTTCTCGCATCTCGATTGCTTCTAAGGCCTTAATTTCTTGGTCAGAAACAATTCCATCGCCGTCAAGGTCTAAATCTTCAAAGCCACTGTCTTTTTGTAATTTTTTTTGAGCCATCTACGCACCTATCTTTTAAGCAACGGATTATTTAAAGCGTCACGAAGTTTCTTGTCTTGACGCTTCTCAAAAGTATTCAGCTTTGAGTCTATCCCATTTATCTTAGCATCAAAACGACTAGAAGCGGAATCCGTAATATCCCGTATGTTCTTTTCTGCTTGTCTTAACGCTGATCGAGTCTCAGCATCAAGAGTTCTTGATCGACGGTCCACGGCAGAAATGCCGGCGTACAATTTTGTTGCATCACTACGCACATCTTGTCGAGTGTCTCGTACAATCTGTTGTACTTCGCCCACACGGGTACGCACAGAATCCATCTGTTTTGTTACCCCGTTCATTGTTTTGTTCATTACAGCCAGCTTCTTGTCAAAGCCGCTCAAATCAGGTGCTGTGTAACTCTCTATTTTTTCACGCATATCCATGTAATCTTTGTAAAACTCAAACCCAGCCCAAAGACCACCACCAAGTGTAGATATAAGAGTAAAAATTACAACTAGCTTACCGCCTTTAAATTTAATACCGCCTACTTCCACTTCAGCCATCTTTAATAACCTTTTTTAAACGATTTTCTATGGCTGGCAGTAAGCGTATACCACAGTACCCTATGACGAAAGCTATTGCTGGACCCCACGTCATGTCCAAAGTCCAATGTTTCATAATTGGCGGTATAAAAAATTCTGCCGCAATCCACCCTACTATTAAAGCTAGAACAATATCTTTTAATGCCGTTACATTAAATTGTTTTTTCGTTAAAATATTGGCTCCTGCGCCACAACCAGATGCAAAGATGCAGCAAAATTTAGCTCCAAAAGTTTGTATTAAATATTCCATATTAATTTCTCCATTGACTTTCAACAAGTTCGTTGTGCAACCCGTTTGATTGCCCAAAAACTTGATAGTTTGTCATGCGATCAACCATTGAAGGCCCATCAGGAACAGAAGAATTATTAAAAAACTTAGGTGCGTCAGGAATTGTTTCTCCTTTAAACAACCCTCTATTGTTAGCAATCATCCCCATAGCGACTAATGTAATTGTTTGAGCGTTGTTTCCATACTTTTGACTAGGAGCAATGTTGTTAACAACTGTTTGAGCAGCGACTGCTGCTGTTACAGGAACAGCAACGGGAACGGCTGTCGTTGTAGTCGTTGTTGCAACTGCTTTACGTGATGTTTTTGTCTTCCCTTTTGTTTTTTGTGGTCGTCCTTTTGCAACTGCTTTAGAAACAGGTTCTGGTTTAGGGGTGTTAGGTTCAGAAACGGATTGAGAAGTAGGTTCAGGAGTAGACTCAATAGTGTTTTCTATTTGAGTTTCTGCCTGTTGAGTTTCTGCCTGTTGAGTTTCAGATTGTTGAGCGACAGGAGCAATCGTAGGTGTAGCGGGTGCCGCTGGCTCAACAACAGGTGCTTCTATTGTTGTTTCTGTAGATGCCGAAGCCGTATCTACGGGAGGTGTAAATACAGGACTAGAACTAGACGAGTTGTCTACGGGAGTATTCACAGGTGTTGAAACAGTGTTCGTATATGTCTGAAATACCGGAATAGTCACTGTTGCTGTTGTCGAAGGGGAGGTGATATCTGTCCCTCCTGTAGCAACATCCATTATCGTCGTTTCGGTTTCTGTTTGTATAACATCATTTATTACCGTTGTTGTATCTTCAACAACCAGTGCTGTCTGATAATCTATCGTGAGACTTGGATCAGAAAACTGCGGCCCATAGTATCCAACCGGGTACCCAGCATCTATGCCGTAGAGTTCTAAAACGCCTGTCAGCAAGCCGTAGTCATTTGTTCCAACAGTATCCGTATAATTAAAATCTTTAAGTCCACTCCAGGTTAACTCTTCTTGATGCACAAATGTTTCAACAACCGTACCACTGTCTTTTAGCTTGATCGTAAGTTTAAACACATCTCGACAATCACCTGATTGCAGCAAGCCGTTAGCACAGGTGGGCAACCTGCTGTTTGACGAGTGGCTGTTGATTGTTATTCCACTGTTAAGCGTAAAGCCTTGGTTTAATTCTGCTTCAGTCAAAGGCACATCAAAATTTGACGTATAGGTTCCACCACCTTCATTAGTTCCACTCGTGCAGTATTGGCCTTGACTACATCCATGACCCGTTCCCACAGAAGTTCCGCCGGAGGCAGTCATACCACTCATATTCGGTGTTAAGTTTGATGTAGTAAGATCTTCTGATTTAAGTGTAGCCGAAATTGTCAAAGAACCAACGTACACGGCTACCCCAAATAATGTAATGTAAATAAGACCCAAAAGTGCAAGGAAGAACCGCATCATTCATTGCCTTCCTCGTTAGGCTTGTTTTCCTCCGCTTCTAGTCTTTTTTGTTCCTCTATTTCTGCTTTTTTTATAGCAGCTATCTGTATCCTACTCCCTTCGGGAGACTTCATCGGATTCTTCAACCAAGCTCCTCTTGCTTGTGTTCCTATCTTGCCTTCGTATGGACAAGGTGTCCCAGCCTCCATCATGGCATCAAAAACCCGCACATCCTGACAAAGCAAGGAAACTCCGGCGACTTTAAGGCCCATTCCATAAAGAGAGCGCGCTAGCTTCAATCGTTCACAATTTTTATCGCGTACCGTTGTTCCGCCACTAACACCAAAAACGGAAGTCTGTACCGCACCGCTAACCCCGGAAACGCATACATCAGAGTTGTTAACCACAACGGAAGGTGATGAAGCTGTCGAAGGAGCCTTATCAATAACGGTACTTCCAGTTGTATTACTGCTGACAGTATTCGACGCTGTGGTGTTCGACACAGTATTCGAGGAACTGCTCACCGTGTTTGATGATGAACTCACCGTGTTCGTAGTATTAGTTGTCGTTACAGTATCCGTTGCCAAGGCAAACGTAGGCAAAAGAACCGCTGCAATAACAGAGTACTTGTAAAGTAGCTTTCGCATAGCACTACCTTAAATATGTAGAACCTAAACTTCCTATTCCACCGCTCAAGTAGCTTGGTCCACGGATCATTCCGCCGCCAGCCATGTTGGGGCCTGTAATAGAATATTGATCCCATTGGGATTGATCGTCTTCCATTGTTTCTCTTGAAATTCCGTAGCCCCCGCCAAGAGCCGGAATATCACCCCTACGTCGTCCATACATACGCTCATAAATTGAAGCTAAATAATCTTGTGGGTTAAATACGTCTCTTTCGGAACTTTCGTCGTAGCTCCAACCGTATGTTCTACCTGAAGGATCTCCTGTAGAGTAAGCGGGATCAATTTCAAGTCGCCCACCGGAGTATCTCAAACCTTGGGGAAGACGGTTCATCCATTCCGCTGCTGTAGTCCCGCCGCCTGTAGTTCCACCGCCTGTAGTCCCGCCGCCTGTAGTTCCGCCGCCTGTAGTTCCGCCGCCTGTAGTTCCGCCGCCTGTAGTCCCGCCGCCTGTAGTTCCACCGCCTGTAGTCCCGCCGCCTGTAGTTCCGCCGCCTGTAGTTCCGCCGCCTGTAGTTCCGCCGCCTGTAGTTCCGCCGCCTGTAGTTCCGCCGCCTGTAGTCCCGCCGCCTGTAGTTCCCGTGTTACTGCGCCAGTCGGGGTCATATCTTAACGTATATGTGTAATAACTATCCCCTGCTTCATCTTGTTCTTCGACTCTATCTATATAGTTACCCCCTCCAAGTTCACCCCTTGGAAGGTTGGTCATCTCGTAATACTCTTGATAAGCATTTGCCAAGAGAGCTTGTTCGTCCTGACCTTCGGCAACAGATAATGCGCCGGTTGAAGAATCAAATGTAAAACCTGGGAGGTGATCTCTCCACCAACTTGTATCCGTGGGGGGAGGATCGGTCGGATCAGGGTTATCAGGATCGGTCGGATCAGGGTTATCAGGGCTATCGGGTGTTCTGGCCCCCTCTACTACAGGCGGCACATACGGAGCTATGACAGGTTGCTCATAAGCATAGTCCAGGGCGACAGATGGTTTAGGCCGCTGATACGGCGTTGCAGGTATCCCTGAAAAATCATACGGGTCCTGAAGATTTTCCGCTGTGGTCGGCGGGGTCGTGGTTATCCCTGAGAAATCAAACGGGTCGGCAACAGGCCCACCATTGGCAAAACCAAAAACACCGCTTTGAAGTGGATCTGTTGCCATGATACCGTGCCTAAATGAGGTTCTTTTCTTTTAGAATAAAACCTATACCACCGCCTACGATACCTGCCCATATGAGAAGAGGCTGTGAAAAGATAATACCCAAACCCATTACAATACCGCCAGCAGCGGCATAGCTTGAAGGTTCTTTCATACGATCCATTATCCACTCAATCATAACCATAACAAAACCTTTTGTTGTTAATAATACTGCCTCGAAGAATGCAAGGAGACGCTAGACTCGCCGTCTTCCTCGTCGCTGTCAAGCTGAACAAAGCCCCCTTTACGGTATCTGATAAGTGCCATAGACATGCTATCACAGTAGTCGTCATGCTCTCCATTCGGAAAAGCCGCACACTCATCTATCACATCCTCCGCAAAACGCCTCTCAGGAGCCCAAACCTTTCCAGATTCAAACATCGGCGCCACCAGATGCATCCGCGTGTGCTTGTCATTTCCCCTCGACGGCGTGTAATTCACCACCGGAATCCCCATGCGCCGTAACTCGTCCGTGAGCGGTGTACCCGTAGCCTTGGCCTCAATCAACACCATGTCAGGGTCCCAATAGTTAAACTCCTCCATCGCCTTTTCTTTCAACTCTGGAAAGTCCCAGCGGCCACGCTTCGCATCCATCAACACAATGTTATCCGCGCCACCCTCCTCTGGCTGAAACACACCCCACGTCGTAATCGCACTGTAATCCGCCGTTTCCTTCTTACTAAACGCCGTATCATAGCTCTGCATAATATAACTCACAGGCGGTATCGTTTCCTTCTCCCACGT